TTTGACGGTGACTGGAAGCATTTTCACAAAGTCGTGCAGTTCTCACAGTGCGATGAGGTGTATTCCGTTGTTCTCGGCACAGAGGGAACGACATTGTATCTGCCTGCGGAGCTTCACGCAGGTGCGGTGAAAATGGCTGTGTTCGGTTACGATACGGAAAGCGATACAACTGTGAGAGCGACAACGGTACCTGTGACGCTGAATATTCGTGAATCCGGCTTTGAGGGTGATGATCCGCCAATCCCGCCGACGCCAGATCTGTATACACAGCTTCTGAAGCGTATTGAGGATGCTGAGCACGGTCTTGACGGCAAATCTGCCTATGAGATTGCTGTGAAGCACGGCTATGTTGGCACGGAAGAGGAATGGCTGGAATCATTACACGGCAAAGACGGTATTACGCCGGATATGTCGGAGTATCCGAAGACGACGGAAGTGCAGACCATTGTGGAGGCCGTGATTCAGCCTGTAGCGGAGGAGGCGCACAGCCATTCCAATAAGGAAACGCTCGACCGCCTGACACCGGAGCTGATGCAGGAGCTTGAAGGCTTGCAGCAGTTTGAGGACAGCACCACCTATGAGATTCAGACGCTTAATGAAGCGGTGGAGAACCTCAGACCGAGTACGCACACGCATAACAATCTCGATGTTCTGAACGCACTGACAGCGGTACTTCTCGAAGATTTGCAGGGCTTACAGCAATTTGAGGATGCAACCAACTATGATATCCACGATATTCGTGAGGCTCTGCTTCCTATTAGCTCTGCGGCGCATACCCACAACAATAAGGATGTGCTGGACACCATCACAGAACAGTATATGCGAGATGAAGCCGCTTTCCATGCACAGACAGCAGACGCTCTGCATGGACTGTCTACCGGATTGAGCGAGGTTTCCGCACAGGCGCACTCTCATTCCAACAAGGCGGTTCTGGATAATATCACGCAGGAAATGCTCGACGATATTGCGTCCATCGGAACAGTAGTCGGGCAGGCGCACTGGCATCACAACCTCACAACGCTGAACAGTATCACAGAATCCCACGTTACACGATGGAATGATGCGTATACAACGGCTATGAATCTGACTGAGCGTGTGGGGGTCAATGAGGGCGTGTTCGAGCGTTTCAAGACGGAGATCCTCTATGATATGCAGGGCGCAAAGACATCAATCACGGAGATCAATACCCGTCTGGTCGCATTGGAGGAAGCCCTCTCCGGAGTAGAGACTGCACTGGCTAATATTGTGGAGGTGAGTGAATGAGTATCGGAAACTATCTGACGGCTCTCGATGAGCAGAGAGATGCTTTAGCTCGCAACCTTGTGACAATGGGTGTGCAGGCTTCGGAAACAGAAAAGCTGAATACCCTTGTTCCGAAAGTCCTGCAGATTCCGCAGACAAAACCGGATATCACGCTGTTCAGGGCTTCCATCGATGCTCTGCATGATTATGGCGAGAAGGTGTACACCTTCTATAATGACGGATATCGCAGCCTTGCAGGTTTCACCGAATCCTATGAGCATTTTTGCTGTGAGGAGAACGGCTATGCGATCTACTACAATCAGCCGGACTTCAACTGGGGTGCTGTCATTTATACCATGTGTGTCGAGCCGGTTCACATCAGCAGCAATCGTAAGATCATGCTGAGTTATAAGTCCGGTGCAACGGATATCGGTGAGATGTGGCTCGTTCCGAAAAGCAATGAGCAGATGTCCGAGGCAGATACCGCTCGTTATATCTATGAAGCTATCCAGAATAACACTGCTATCTCGATTCCCTTCGGCTGGCTCGGTACTGTGGGCAATTATATCAATGTCCTGCACGAATGCAGTGGCATAAATGACGGAGAGTATTACCTTGCGTGGAAGGCTGTGACAGACAACACCAGTCCGATGATCCGTTCTGTGAAAATTGTTGACGTTACAATATGAGGAAGGATGATTGAATGAAAGAAAATATCTGTACTGCCGCCGGAGTCATCGGCGGCTTTTTTGCGGCATTGCTCGGCGGGTGGGATTCAGCTTTGATCACGCTTGTGCTGTTCATGGCTATCGACTTTACAACCGGACTGATCGCCGCATCTATGGGCAGAAGCAAACACAGCAAGACCGGCAGACTCAGCTCCAAGGCAGGCTGGGTCGGGCTTGCGAAGAAGTTCTGCATTCTGCTCATGGTCGTTGTGGCTGTCCGCATGGATATCATGATCGGTACCACATATATCCGTGATGCGACCTGCATCGGCTTCTGTGTCAATGAGTTGCTTTCCATTATTGAAAACACCAGTCTTATGGGCATCCCGTATCCGCCTGCTATCAAGAAGGCTATCGAGGTGCTTCAGAAGAGAGCGCAGCACATTGACGATGATATTCAGGAAATGATCGATAAGATGGAGGATGATAAAAAATGAAATATCAGTATTCCGTTTCCGTGCAGATCACGCCCCATTTCAATTCTACAGAATTCCGCTGTAAGTGCGGCAAGGAGCATGAGTTTGAGGTAAACGATACCCTCGTTCAGAAGCTCGAACAGCTCTATGACGCCCTCAACTGCTCCAAGATCATCGTAACATCCGGCTTCAGATGTTCCGCTCACGATAAGACTGTGAAGGGCAACGGTACCGGACAGCATACACTCGGCAATGCAGCGGACATCTGCTGCTATGGTCAGGACGGACAGCCGATTTCATCTAAGGTGGTCTGCTGTAAGGCGCAGGATATCGGCTTCACGGGCATTGCCAATATCACCGCCGCCTACCAGTACACGCATGTCGATGTACGCCCCAATGGGAAGTGGTACGGCGATGAAGTTCACGGCAACAGCTCTGTGACTGATGATTTCTACAAGTATTTCGGGGGTGAGGATATGAAGGGTATTGATGTAAGTGTACACAACGGCGACATCGACTGGGGTAAGGTCAAAGCTGACGGCATTGATTTCGCTATCCTGCGTGCGGGCTACGGCAGACTTGAAAAGCAGAAGGATGAGAAGTTTGAGCAGAACTACGCAGACGCAAAGGCTGTCGGTCTGCCTATCGGTGCGTATTGGTACTCCTACGCCATGACCCCGGAAGAGGCAGAACTGGAAGCGGATGTGTTCCTCTCGGTCATCAAGGGAAAACAGTTCGAGATGCCTGTGTACTTTGACCTTGAAGAAAAGAAGCAGTTTGACCTCGGAAAGGAACAGGTCTCCGCGATCATGCGTGCGTTTCTGAAGCGTGTGGAGTCCGCCGGTTACTTTGTCGGTCTGTACGGCTCCGCTTCCTCTCTTACTACACATACTGCCGATGATATCAAGTCCTGGTATACGATCTGGCTAGCTCACTGGGTCGATCAGACCAACTACGGCGGAGCTTATGGTATCTGGCAGTATTCCGAAAAGGGTAAGGTCTCAGGCATCAACGGCAATGTGGATCTGGATATCTGCTACAAGGATTTCCCGACCACTATCAAGAGCAAGGGGCTGAACGGCTGGGGCAAAGCTCCTGAGCCTACACCTGACAAGTCCGAGGATAAGCAGGACACAGCCGTGACCGCAACCATCAAGATCGGTAACGACACTTACAAGGGTACGCTCGTGAAAGCGTGATCCGCTTGAGGGGCAGGGATTATTCTCTGCCCTTCTATTTTTATATGTGAAGCTACATCAGTGAGGAGGTATGCGATGACAAATGAACAGAAACAGGCAATTGCTTCTATGCGTGATGCAGGAGTACCATTTCCTTCTATTGCAGAACAGCTCGGACTCTCCATAAATACGATCAAATCATTCTGCAAGAGAAATAATATCCTGTCATGTAAAACCACAAATGAAAAAATCCACTTCTGCCTGCAATGTCATAAAAGTATAACGCAAGCCGAACATCGGAAAGCCAAAAAGTTCTGCTCTGATAAATGCCGTCAACTGTGGTGGGCTGAAAACACTGCTTTGATTCCGAGAGATTCACAGATTGAGCGTATCTGTCCTGTTTGCAAGGAGCATTTCTTATCCTACAAAAGCAAGCACCGAATTTACTGTTCCCGTACCTGTTACGGCAAATCGAAGGAGGTCTATCATGACAAAAAGTGAATTGTATGATAAGAAGTTCCGTTATCAGATGGTTATGTCGTGGGTACGATCTTTGCTGAAACAGTCTCTTATCAGCAAGAAAGAGTATACCAGAATTGATACAATGATGGCAGAAAAATACGGCGTATCTTCGTGCAGCATATATCGCTGAAAACTGCGTAAAATCGTTGACTTGTGGCTCGATAGACGGTAACATGGTAAGCGAAGGAGGTGGTGCTGTGTGGAGAAAAAAGAACGAATCGTAGAGAGGGTTCAGTTCCCCAATGCACAAAAAGTAAAGCTGCTGAGAACGGCGGCTTATGCCAGAGTATCCAGCGGCAAGGATGCGATGCTGCATTCCCTGTCGGCGCAGGTCAGCTACTACAATTCTTTAATACAAAGCAATCCTGAATGGCTGTTCTGCGGCGTGTACGCAGACGAAGCGCTGACTGGTACCAAGGATACCCGTGAGAACTTTCAGAAACTTATCTCGGAATGCCGAGCCGGAAACATCGACCTTATCATAACAAAGTCGATTTCCCGTTTCGCCCGAAACACCGTCACGCTGCTGGAGACTGTCCGTGAGCTGAAAGAACTGGGTGTGGATGTCTATTTTGAAGAGCAGAATATCCACTCAATCAGCTCGGACGGTGAACTTATGCTTACCATTTTAGCATCTTACGCACAGGAAGAAAGCTACTCGGCAAGTGAAAACCAGAAATGGCGCATCCGCAAGGATTTTGAGTTCGGAAAGGTGAGTACAGTCATCATGCTGGGCTACAAGAGAAACCCGGAGGGCATTCTGGAGATCATACCGGATGAAGCAGAGACCGTTCGTATGATTTTTGCAGACTTTCTCAATGGAATCGGCAGACAGTCGATTGCGAACAAGCTGAATGAACTGAATATCCTGACGAAAAACGGCTGTCAGTGGACTTCTGAAGCCATTCGCAGGATTCTGATCAACGAAAAATACTGCGGTGATCTTATGCTGCAAAAGTTTTACAGCGAAAACCACATCACAAAGCGCAAGATGGTAAACAACGGTGTTCTCCGAATGATTCAGGTTGAGGACGCACACCCAGCGATTATTGATAAGGAGACTTTTCTGCGTATGCAGGAGATCATGCAGGAGCATCAGCGGTTTGCCGCCAAAATACCTACAACCGGCATATATCCGTTTTCGGGTATGATAAAATGCGGATGCTGCGGAAAGTCTTACAGACGCAAAACGACTGTGACAGGTATTGTATGGATATGCAACACTTACAACAAAAAAGGAAAACGCTTCTGCCCGACAGCAAAGCAGATACCGGAGGAAAAGCTGATCGCAGCCTGCTGTGAGGTGCTGAACACTGCCTCGTTTGATGAGGAAGGATTTAAAAGCATGATTGAGCAGATCATTATTCCGAAGCCGAATCACATCCGCTTTCTTTTTTCAGACGGTTCGGAGCGCACTGTCACATGGCAGGACCGTTCACGCTCAGAGAGCTGGACACCTGAGATGAGAGCGAGAACGGGTCAGCAGACGAGAGAAAGGAGCAAGAAATGCCGAAAATAACGATTATACCGCAGAAGCTGAATAAGGCAACTTTCATGCCGCTGAATCAGTCTGTGAAGCGGAGAGTCGCAGGATACGCCCGTGTGTCAACCGACTCTGAGGAACAGCGGACATCATACACCGCACAGTTAGAATACTACACGAATTACATCAAAAGCCGGTCAGACTGGGAGTTCGTTAATGTGTATACGGATGTGGGAATCTCAGCGACCAATACAAGACACCGTGACGGCTTCAATACCATGATTGATGATGCTCTGGCAGGAAAAATCGACCTGATCGTAACAAAATCAGTATCCCGTTTTGCCCGCAATACCGTGGACAGCCTGACAACCGTCAGAAAGCTGAAAGAGAAAGGCATTGAGGTATATTTCGAGAAAGAGAATATCTACACCCTTGATGCGAAAGGCGAACTTCTGATAACAATCATGAGTTCATTAGCACAGGAAGAATCACGTTCCATCTCTGAAAACGTAACATGGGGACAGCGGAAGCGTATGGCAGACGGCAAGGTCACAATTCCATATGCCCGATTCCTTGGATACCGCAAAGGTGAAAACGGACTGCCTGAAATCATTCCGGAGGAAGCCGAAACAGTCAGGCTCATCTACAAATCCTTCATGGAGGGGATGACACCGGGCATGATCGTAAAAATGCTGATGGAGCAAGGTGTCCCTGCACCCGGCGGCGGAGATAAATGGTATACACATACTATTAAAAGTATTCTGACGAACGAAAAATACAAGGGTGCGGCATTGCTTCAAAAGAAGTTCACTGTGGACTTCCTGACAAAGAAGCAGAAAGTCAATGAGGGCGAAGTTCCGCAGTATTATGTGGAAGATAGCCATGAAGCGATTATAGAACCGGAAGAATTCGAGCTTGTGCAGGCTGAAATCGAACGGCGGAAGGAACTGGGAAAAGCCTATAGTGGTGGCAGCATCTTTTCTGCGAAAATCATCTGCTCCTGCTGTGGTGGGTTCTTCGGCTCAAAAGTCTGGCATTCAACTTCCAAATACCGCCGTGTGATCTGGCAGTGCAACCACAAGTTCAAAAACGGAGAGAAATGCACAACGCCACATTTGTATGAAGATGTAATTAAAGAGAAGTTCGTCCAGGTCTGCGGTATGGTAGGTGAGTACAAAGAAGACTTTCTACTTTCCTGCCGTCAGATCGTGGATATGCTTTCCGACTGTTCAGCATTTGATAAGCAGATCGGCACCCTGCAAATCAGGGCGGATGAACTGACAGCGGTCATGCAGGCATTCATTAAGGATAACGCAGAAAACGCACAGGATCAGAAACTCTACAGTCAGAGATTTGCTGAATATGAGAAGCAGATGAACGAGGTCGAGAGTAATCTTCAGAGCTTGCAGCATAAAAAAGCTGAACGGCTCTCACGGAAGGAACTACTGCTTGGTATGATTTCAGAACTTGAAAAAACTGACATGATGATTCACGAGTTCGATGAAAAGCTCTGGCGGCTGATGGTCGAGAAAGCAACCGTGGGAACGGACAGCAAGCTGACGTTCACACTCAGGAACGGCATGGAAATTGAAGTGTAA